GCGCGCCAGACGCCGCGCACCAGCCCGAGGCAATCGCAGCCGAGACCCTTGAGCGAGGCTTGATGCCGGTAAGGCGTGCCGATCCAGGAACGCGCTTCGGCGACGATCTCGGCGCGGCTAACCACGAAGCGACCCGCCGCTGTTGTTGTCGCCCTGCTTGGCGAACGAAAGCGCGAAGTCGTTTCCCGGCATGTGCGGGAAGCCGCCGAAATTGACGACGTTCGAGAAGCGATCCCGACACGTCGCAAGCGACTTGTCGCATCCCGCGGTGATCGTGAACGCATCGTCGGCCTGCATCGGGCGCGGCATCGGCAGGAACAGCGAGAGCCGCGAGGGCGTCCCCTGCGAATAGGTTTTGACTTCGACTTGCAGGCCTGCGTTATCGCCGCTCGTCCACGCGATCTTGCCACGGCTGAACACACCGGATGCGAACGAGTCGATCCCGCTTGCGGTGAATTCGAAATTGCTGATCACGCTTTCGACCGTGCCGCTGCCATGGTGTGCGGCAGCGCCAAGGTCGATCTGGCAGCGGGCATCGCCAAGCTCCCAGGCGCAAGTGCGTTGGAACACACGGCCGGCGCTTTGGTCGAGCTTGGCGGCAAGCCCGCGCAGCTCGGCGGAGAAGCTCGCCTCGCCGCGCGTCACCTGCCCGAGGAAGCCCGAGCGGAGGATTACCCGCTGCGATACATCCTGCCAGTTGACGCGCATGATGGTGACGGCTGCGTCGTCATAGAGGCCAGCATTGAGATCGTCCTCGGTGATTGCGGCCGAGGACAACGCGCCGTCCACATCGAGATTGGAAACGGCAAGCCCGAGTTGGTCCTCGATGGCAGTCGCGGTGAAGCCGGTCGCCGCCTTATAGGTTACGCTATCGATCACGAGATCTCGGTCATGATCGGTGAAGCCGAGGATTGCGCCGTCCTTCCGCGCAACGCGCCAGCAATGACAAAGCGTGGTGACGCCGCCGGCAACATGCGCGGCAAGGCCGGCATCGAGCGTCTTCATTCCTTCACCTCGATGAGATTGATTTGCGAGACGACCTGTTGATCCCAGGCATTCGCTGTGATCGGGAGCTTGTCGGTGTCGAAGCGGACCGGCGTGTCGAACTCGAAGCTGGCGGTCGGGGCCGATCCGGGCGCCGAGCCGAACGTCACCAGGCCGGTGAGATAATCGACGCTCGAAGGCACCACCGACACGCCGCCGACCTTGATCGCGACCGTGCCTTGCACCGGCTTGGTGATCGTGCGGACGTGCTCGTAGCCGCCGACATTGTAGCGTTTGACGAGCTGCCACGCCGTTGGCGTGACCTCGACCATCGCCTGATCGGTCGCCTGATAATCGTTCCAGTCCTTGAAGCGGAACGAATAGCCGCGGCCCTTCACGATGTAGAAGTGGGCGATGACCGCCTGCATCTCGGCGCGGGTGCGAATCCCGGTCGAGATGTTCCATTCGCCGCGCGCGTCCGCCCACTGGATGTTGCGGCGCTCCGCACCCGAGCCGAGCGTCACGACATTGGTCGAAAAGCCGGGGCCGCCGGTCGCCCCGCGCGCGACCGCATTCGGGAAGGAGATGTCGAGGAAGGGCTGCGGCATGGCTTAGCGTCCCCGCATTCCAAGCTGCACGGCGCGCGAGAGATCGGCCGCGAGCTGCGTGCGGCTCGCCTGGAAGGCGGACGGGTTCGGGGTCTGGATGGTGACGTTGACGACAGGCGACATCGCCGAGCCGCGCGCGTTGTAGCTTTGCGCCTCCTTGCGATTGAGCACGCGCTCGCCGCGCTGAAGGATGGCCGGGATTTCATCGGGCGAGAGGAACGCACCATCATGCAAGCGCGGGGCATGGCGGAAGACGGCCGCGGGCAGCATGATCGGGCGGCCATCGAGGCCGGCTACGCCGCCCTCGTGGAATTTGAGGCCCTTGATGATCGAGCCGAGAACGCCGCCGACGGACGAGATGGTCGGCAGGTTCGAACCGAACAGCAGGTTTTTGAGGGGATTGAGCAGCGCGAGCTTCAGAAGCTCACGGTTGATGTCGAGAATGGCGGCTCGTCCGGCATCCGCCCAGGATTGCCAGTCGGTCTTTCCTTGCGCGATCAGGTCGGCGAAGTGGTTGAACGTCGTGTCGGTGAGACTGACGAGTTCTTGCTGGGAAGCTTTCGCAAGCTGAAGCTGCTGGTTAAGCCGCTCGATCGCGCCCGCATTGGCGATGATGACCTGCGCTTCCTTCGAACCGAGATCGACCCCTTGCTGGATGAGCTGCTGCTTGGCTTGAAGCTGCGCGATCTCGATCGCGGCCAGGGATTCGTTCGTGCCGGTGAGCTCGATCTGCCGTTGCAGAAGCGCGATCTGGTTCTTCTGCGTTTCGATCTGGCCGAGCGCGCCATTGCGGGCCTCTTCGGCATTAAGCCGTCCATAGGCGCCGCGCAGCGCATCGATGATGCGCGTGAGCGTCGCCTTCGCCTCGCCTTCCGCCAGCGACTGGGTGACGAGCAGCGGCCGGAGCGCCTGCTCCACCTGCATTTGGCGCCGCGCCTGCTCGATCGTGAGCGAACCCGCCGCGATGGCGTCGTTCAGTCGCTTCTGCGCGTCGGCCTGCGCCGCGGTGTCCGCAACCGACTTCGCGGATTGCGCGGCGGTTTGTGCGATCTCGTCGGCAAGAATCTGCCGCATCCGCGTCTCGACATCGACGCCGTTGCGGATCGCTTCGGTGAGCGCCTTGCGCTTGGCTTCGGCCTGCTGCGCGGCGGCAGCGCCTTGCAGATAGGCGTTCGCCACCTCGAGTGAAGCGCGCGCATTGGTCGTCAGCGCCAGCGACTGCTCGGCTATTCGCTGCGTCGCTTCGGCTCGCGCCTTGGTGCCGGCGCGCGTGATTTCGGCTTCCGCCGCGCCCGTGGCGATCGCCTGGCCGGCGAGTTCCAGCCGACGGCGTTCTTCGGCAATCGCCGCTCTCTGCGCCGGCGTCTTGGCATTGAGCGCCTGGATTTCAAGCTCGTCCAGGCGCCGAGCCCTCTCGGCCGGATCGAGCCACGTCTTCACCGCTCGGGCAACGGCGTCATACGCCGCCTCGACCTGTTTGAGGTCGGCGACCTTCTGGCGGGCAAGCGGGTCGTTCAGCGCCGAGGCGAGCTGCGCCTGCTGGTTCTTGAGCGCTTGCAGATCATTGAAGCCCGGCGTGAGGCTTCGCCCGAGCTCGCCCGCGATTGTCGAGGTGCGGGCTGCAAGCGCGTCCGCCTTCGCATCCGCCGCCTTGCGCTCGAGCTCCGCAATCTGTCGTTTGAAGTTCGCGATGTCCGCGTCGATGGCGGACAGAGGGCGCGACGGCACGAAGGCCGGCATGCCCATGAAGCCCGAAACGTATTCGCCGCCGAGCGTGGTGGCGTTGGTGCGCTCTTTCTGAAGGTCTTCGAGCCGCTGCCCAAGCGTCGGATCGGTGGCACGATCGATGGCGCGGCCGATGGCGTCGGTCGCATCCGACGCCGAGCGCTTGACGTAATCCCAGGCCCGGCCGAGCGCCGTCGTCGTGGCCGCCGCGTCGATCAGCGACGGCTTGAGGTTGTCGAAGAGGACCTTCTGCGCCGCGGTGATGTCGTTCTGCGCCGCAAGCGTCTTGATGAGAAGCCTCGTGCGGTCGTCGTAGCCACCGACCTTCGCATTGAGGAGATCGACGCCCTTGGCCGGATCGGCGAACGCGGAGGCCAACTCCTTCGTCGCCGCGTCGATTTCCTGACCGGTGGTCGCGGCGTAGTTCTTTGCGACCGCGATCAGATCGCCGAATTGATCGACGCCGATCCGGCCGGTGCGAAGGAACGCGACCTCGATGTCGCGCGCCGCCGCCACCGAAATGCGCCCGGCATTCGCCGCGGTGTCCGCGATTCGGTTGAGCTGATCGACCGTCGCGCCGGCGGCGCGGCCGACGCCGGCGGTCGCGACCTGAAGCTCTTTCTGCGCGGTGATATAGCTGTTGTAGGCGTAGAGCGCGGCTCCGCCCACCGCGGCGAGGCCACCGACGAGCAGCGTGGTGGGCGATACCAGCCCGATGACGACGCGGCCCAGCTCCTTGAGCACCCCGCCGACGCCCATGCCGGACCCGGCGAACACCTGCGCGATCTGCGTGCCCTGTTGGGCGAGCACGGTCAGCGGCCGTTGCCCGCTGGCAAGCCCCACGACCACGTCGTTGAGCTGATAGCCGAGATTGACGACCTGATAGCTGGCCAGGCGCGAGCCCTCGCCGACCCCCTTGAGCGCCTTCGCGGTTGCGTCGAAGCGATTGCGCGCGAGTTGATGCGCCGCGGCCTGTTCCTGCGCGGAGATCGTCCCCGCCTTGAACAGCGCATTCGCTTCCGCAAGCTCGGTGTTGAGCTTGGCCTGCGCCGCGCCGAGCGGATCGATCTGCGCCCGCAGGGCTTTGGTGCGTGCTTCGAGGTCTTCAGTCGCCTTCGCGGCTTCCTCAAACACCTTCGCGGAATCGCGCGCCGAACCGGCACCGGATGGGCCGATGCCCATGAAGGCATTAAACTTACGCTGCGCGTCATCGGCGCTCGCGGCCTGGCGCGCCGCCTGGGCGAGACGCTGCAAGCGCTGGGTCTCGCGATCGGTTGCCGCGCCGGCCGCATCGATCGCGGTCGCGGTTTTGTTGAACGCGTCCTGTCCGGCCGTGCCGACATCGTCGAAGGCGCGCTTGACCTCGTCCCGACCGGTCACGCCGATACGGATCGACACGTTGCGGTCGGTCACGATTCACGGTCCTTCGCATAGGCGCGCACGATCAGCGGCTCGATTTCGGCAAGCGCATCGACGAGGATTGGATTGAGCGCGCCCATGGCGTCGGCGAGGAGAAGCACGGCGCCGAAGTCGAGGCCGTAGACGCCGCCCATGACGGCGCGCACCTGTCCGGCCGAGCGACGGAAGACCTCCCACGCCGCTTTGCCGTCGTCGGTGCGCGGCACGTGTTCTAGGTAAGGGCAGCCGGCGCACGCTTCCGGGCACGCCGCGCAATAGGCTTCGCCCCCGCCGAAGTGCCATTCGGCGAGAGCGAGGATGCGTTTTTTTCGTCGATCCCGATCAGCGCCGGCGCGACATAGAGCCGGTCAATCGCATCGAATGCCTGCCAGAGCTCAAGCAGCGCATCGACAGTTTCGGAGGTCGGGGCAATCGGATTGCCATCCGCATCGCCGACGCCGTCCCATTCGAGAATGCCCCAGCGCGCGACCGAGCGCGTGAAGGCGGCGCTGCCGACGAAGATGCCGTCGTCCGCAGGCGTCTTCATTGCCTCGGCCGCGGCCTGGCGTGCGGCGATGATTGCGGCGACGGTGGTCGGCCGCACCTTGATCCGGACGCCGGGAAGGAGGTCGAGCCAATAGGGTTCGCGCTCTCGCGCGGCGAGCTTGAGCATGGTGATCCTCGGTGCTGGTGGAAGAGGGCCGCCCGAAGCGAGCGGATCAGTATGTAGAAAGGTCGTTGACGAGCGTCGCCGTGCAGGTTTTTGCCAGAACCGGGTGCTCGGACGCCTGCCAATCGAAGGTCGCCTGCACTCCGGCGGGACCGGTGATCGGCAGCTTCGGCTTCGGAAGGTTCACATTGTGCACGGTGAAGCGCAGGAGCTTGCCGGCCGCGATCGACCACTCGAACACGAGCTCGATCGGCGTGCCGGTGACCGCCAAATCGAGCAGCGACGTCTCGGCGAAGCGCACGCCGACCTGCCCGGTGACGGCGAGCATGGCGGGATCGGCGCCGGCGATGCGGCCGTCGGGCCGGATCACCTCCACCTTGTCGAGGCCGTTCGCGTAGCTGAATTGCCCGGACACAACATTACCGAGCGGCACGCCATCGCGGCGGATTTGGCCCGTGAACTGGGTGAAGCGCTCAATCGCCTGCTCGGTGGGCGAACCGGCGCCGGACGAGCCGTTGCGCGTCTCGCCTTGCGCGATCACGCTGATGGTACCGTTGAGCAGGCCCGAACGCTGCAACTGGATCGACAGCTTGTCCGCCATGGCGCCGAAATTCATGCCGTAGCTCGGCACGTCGGGCATTCCGATCTCGATTGCCGCGGAGGGAAGCGACAATGCGCCGGAGGTGAAAACGTGATTGTACGGTCCGGATGCGGAGCCGCCGGCAAGCGTCGGGCCGGAAGCGGTGGCGTTCGAGTCCGGCGCGGTCGAGGCATCCAGCGTCACCGAGTTGCCGCCGATCCCGATCGTATCGGACGTGAGGATGATCGCGTCGCCGGCGAGATTGAGCGAATAGGTCTGAGCGGCCAGCGCGGACGTAGCGCTCTTGTTCAAGCCGATAACGGCATTCGTCAGGGTTTCGAGCAGCGTCGCTCCAATCAAGCTTTCGTCGCCGGATGGCGCGGCCGAAACAAACGCCCAATCCGTGCCGCCGATCGAGATCGTGCTGCTGTTCGCCGGCTGGCCGTCGAAGGTGAAGCTGCCGCTCGCGGCGACGCCTTGCGTGGTGGCCGGCGCACCGAGCAGCAATTTCAGCCAATATCCGAAATTGCGCAGATCGAGCGGGACCACCACGTCGCCGTCGTTATTGATCACGTCGCGCGCGGGCTGCTGCGGGTCGCGACCGTAGCCGAGGAGGTCGCTCTCGATCAGGTTCTGCTGTTCGCCGAGCGCGGCCGAGACGAAGGGGACACGTTTGAAGCCCGAGCCGGGCGGCGTGCCATAGGCGGATTCGAACGCCAACGCCATGACGGCATTGGCGCCGCGAGCGCGGGCCATGAGAGCCTCCGTTGTTAATTTTCAAGTGAGCGGGTTGGCGGTGGCGTAGCTGGCGATGATCGCCGCATCGGCCCACCGGCCGGACATCGCGCCCGCCGTCTCGAGGTCGTCGGACGTGGGCGCTTCCGTTTCGATGAAGTCGCACAAGCCGCCGAGCGTCCGGTCGGCCATCGCGGCCATGCCGATCGCGGACAGCATCTGATCGATCGCCTGCTCGCGCGTCAGCGAGGTGGACGCGAAGGCCGCGAGTTCGATCGGAATGCGATGCTCATAGATGTAAGTCAGCGGCGAAAGCAGAACCTCGGGCTCGCCCGGATCGCCATCGCGGATAATCACTAGCCCGCCGGGCGGAATGCGTTCGGGTTTGTCGAGATTGCGCTTGACCTCGGCGTTGGGCAGCGCGCCGGCGATCAAGGTCTTGATCGCGTTGAGCACCTCTTCGCGCCGGCTTGGCATGACCTATCTCAAATGCTGCGCAATGAGCGCGGAGACGCAATCCGCCCAGCGATT